GCAAGGCACAAGGCCTTTAAAGGTAAATTACAGCTGATCTGCAACTGCCGCCGGTTAGCCCCCCATGGTGTACCATGGGACCGCGCAGGACCTACAAGACTAAACTTGCAGAAACCCCCCGAAGGGGCACTCTAACGAGATGCGTAAACATACAGAAAAACACAAAATATTTTTGGCCTGTGGTGAGTATAACTCCTTGGTCTGTTCCCCAACAGAACCATATAGGGTACCGACACCAGCACACCACAGTGCTGGCCATACCAAGGTACTCAGGGTTTATTATTATTATTTAGAAAAGAACACAAATGCATTAATTGGCTGTGATTAGGTCACGAGGTCCGAACCGAACTAGATAAGCTGTTCCATTTAGAACAATAGTGGAAGATGCCTGATTATAATAGAATTGGCCACTGCTATCTCCAATTAGTGCAGCCTCATACGAGGCATACACCGCAACTGTGGATCCAATGACCAACAAATACAACGCCGTCCCATCAACAAGGGCAGTCGTGTTTGAAACACTGTTGACAGTAGATGCATTAGAGGAATTCCACTCAATCGTTGTTTGAAACTGGTTGGTGTAGTTACCCACAGATGCAGTACTCTGATCAATGTCACAAATGAATCGCCAGATGGAACCGTTTGAGGAACTCGTGATGTTACCAGCGGTAGCAAGGAAAGCATTGCCAACCACGGTAGCAACCGAATTGTTTAATGTATAAGCAGCTCCTGCTCCAAAGGAAATCGGCAAAATGGATGAGTGGGGTGAGAACATGGTGTGCCTGAACTCCAACTCGTAATCAATGAGCAAATAGCCTGATGTGTCCGCAGTAGAAGTTAGTGTATAAACTTGAACTTCACCAAGAACATTATCATTGAATACGGTGGAGTTAAATGCATCAACCTTCCGCCAAGTTGTGTCAGTATCCACCACAATAGAGTGGTTGGTCCAAATTGGTCCAAGGATGGCCTTGCCTCGTGTCATAGCACGGGCCAGGAATTGGGAGCTAGCTCCATTCTCGAGCGGCTCCAACACATTTGGGGAATAGTCAATCAAAACCTCACCATTGGTGCTAGTTGGTTGTTTAGTGACGAAATGAATTGCCACCTTCGTAAATCGATATTCTTGGTAGGTGCGTGCTAAACTTCCCATGACTGAAGCAGGATAGTACGCTGGATGCAATGGCGCAAGAGCACCAATTTGAAAATTGGTGCTGTTGGCTTGCTGCACTGAAACAAGGAACTCGCGGCCGCTAGCGCGAACACCATCCTTAATAGGGACAGTGGTCGGTTTAGACGCCGCCATAGTAGTTCCAATACTTACAGGTGCAGAGGACACGCTCAATGGTGCCACTTTACCAGTTGTAAACAAACGCTTAGCTCGGTTCTTAACTCCAGAAGCCATTTTCCTGGCTTTCTGTCCTAACTGAGCACGAAGCAGCTGCATCTCAGCTTCAAGACGCAGCATATCCTCTTCACGTACACGAGGAGTTGGATTACGAAGGGCATATTCAGCACTACGTAGTGCTATAGCCTTATTAATGTTAGCCTTACGTTTAGGCATATCTAAAACTGAAACTTTTTCTGGTGTGATAAAGGTATTGGGGGATAAATGGCCTTTATCATGGCCCTGACTCAATAACCCAGCAGCACGTAAAACGCCCTGGGATCCCACTAGGGCCCCAGCAAACATGCGCTTGGGATTGAAACTGGTCAGGTTGGTTATAGCAAAGTCAAGGTCCGCGTCCAAGAGATCACCACCCTGAGCATAAGCCGCATCATGTTGCTGACATGAACGGTCAAACTCATCAATGGGCTTCATACTCCCGGCAACACTGGACTGCCACCGACCCTCACTCCAACCAGGGCCACAATAATTACCATGATAGCTAAAAGACATAGAAGATTTCTGGGGATGAATAGTTTTCTATATCAACCTGGGGCGTAAACTCCCATGAGTCATAGTACTCCTCAAGAGCAACCTGCTCATCGGGGGTTATTCCCCAGGCTTTGAAAACACTTAAACGGGCCTCTGGTAACACATGTTTGAAGCGAGACTCTCGCTCACCACGCATACGCGACATGCCAGTGTCCATGAACACTGCATTGGCAACGTTTCCACCACGTTTACCATTACGCATGTAAGCTCGATAAAAGCTCTGCATAATAGGCACGCCGCTAGTAAGTGCCAATCCGCACTCACCAACAGCATGCATCCATTTTAACAGACCTTCACCATCAAGGTCAGCAATACACATGGAATCTTTCTCCATAGCGACCTTTATGTTGCGTACCATGATCCATTCATCTCCAGTAAATATGGGATGCATCTGGCAAAATTCTATACGTTCAAAGTCATAAGCGGGTGGTTCCACCACCATGCGAAATCCAAGACTCAAGAACCACTCACTCAACCCTTGGGAAAATCTCTG